GCGACTTTGCTCGACCGCTAATTGCTTCTTTGATACCGGATCGGTGGAAGCCCGGCGCATAGTATGCAGAGCGGAAATAAACCTGTTCACCGGTCTGCATATGAGTGCCGATAACGGCCATCTGACGAGAAGGCATCTCTTTCATCGAGTCATCTCCTTATCTATTTCCCGCACGAAATAGCTGAGCCAGCGCTTTGCTGGAAACGTACCTGGCGGGAGGCATTGAATTGTTCTGGCGTGTTTATCGAGAAGGGTGGTTATGATGCTGTCGTGTTCTGACTTTGGCCGGCCGTCGATGGCCTTGATGATTTCAGCTCTGCACTTCCTTGCTACGGAGCGAATGGCATTCTCCGCTTCGGGCGTCATTCACATTAACCTCCGCTGCTTCTGCGCCCACACCATTTTTTCATGGTCACATCTGCATTCATCGCTACAGAAATGCCCCTTGTCTATCGGCTCTTCGCAGTAATGGCATTCACCGGTGTAGACCATGCTCGGCTTGCTGCGGTTAGCCAGCGCTATCTCTATCAGCTGCTGCTCGCGTTCTGCAGCCTCGTCTAAAAAATCAGCGTGCATAATTATCTCCTTACCTTTTCCAGATACTTAACGCCAAACTTACCGACCCTAAGCTCCTTTATGGAACCGTGACGAACTGAAAACGGAGCAGGGTAAATTTCCCGGTTAATCACGCTAAGGCCTATGCCAAAGACACGAAACCAGAAGCCCCCCTTACGGAAATGATATTGAAGCATCGTTATCTCCTTACCTCACCACACACAAGCTGAGCCAATGGCCTGCGCTCATTAACCCGGCGCTTGATGGCTTCGCATTCTGCTTTGGTGGGATAGATGGTTTCAGTAACGGGTAGGGCGTGAGAGTGAGCGGTAATGATGAGGATGAAGCCTGCTAACATTTCCCCTCACTCAGCTTAATGGCCGCGTTATCAGCAATCATTGCGCACTCTTCCACGATGTCGTCGACGTGGCTTGGAAACTCATGAGCGCAGGCGCGAATCAGTGTTCCTACTGATGCTGCACCCTCCGCCCGCAGCGCATTAGCCGCGGCATCGGTGGCTGGGCTGGACGGCATACGTTCCGACGCACAAGTGTCAGCTTCTGCCAAGCAACCTCGACCTTCTTCCACAATGAAACATTCCTTTATGATGTAATTTTTCAGCGCCACACTTTCAGCAGTCAGCGCTGCTATCTGCGCGTCACGAGATTCCTTCGTAGCCAGATAAAGACGAGCAAAATATTTCGCCAGACTTTCGCCGACCAGTAGCTCACCAGGCATCGCCTTACCAGCCAGCACCACTTCAACTTCCTGTTTGCTCAGCTCTTTCATTTCCCCGCTCCTTCCACTAATTCCATATCGATAACCCGATAAACGATGTCGTCATGCTCAAGCGACCACAGAGTGCCGCCTGTCATGAATGAAACCCTGTTGCCGAGGTGCTTCACATCCGTCACCTGCACCGCCAGCCCATCCTCAAGCTCAATAAGCCATCCATCGCGTAACCGGCCAGCTTCCGTTTTTAGCCTGCGTTGATATTTGCGCATAGGTCACCTGTATGAAGGAGGGAGACGGTCGTTGATTAGCTCGGCTGCTCGCTGAGCACGGATAGGATTGCGGATAACTTTCCCGGTTGGAGTAACCCAGCCGCGTTCCTTGCGGCTGTAGGGCAGGGCTATGCGCCCGACCCGGATTGCGTCAGTTGGCTGCTTCATCTCCATTCTCCAGAACGCTGTATTCCGCGCTCAGAACTGAGGCGTTATCCTGGTCAATGTCGCTCTCTGCTTTCTCATCGAGAACAACGGCCTTTTGCATTTCGATGCTGACCGGAAGGTATTTGAACAGGCGGCGAATGACGGTTTTCTTTGCCATTTCTTCCCAGTGCGTAAACCACGGGCCATTGCCTGAGGCTTTGCTCTGCGCTTTAACCTTTTCGACCTGCTTCACAGTCATGACTTCAAACTGGGTACCACCATCCTTGAGTCGCGCCACGGCGTATACGTGAGTGATGGGGGCGTCTTCGTTTTCACCGGGGCGATGCACGAGATTTTCCTCAAGCCCGTACTCGAAACTGAATTCATCATCTGCACGAACGACGCGAGCCGACAGGCTCACGATTTGTCCTGAGCGACGGGCAAGATCTATCATGCCTCGGTAACCGATAATGAGCTGGACGTTCGACTGACCAGATTTAGACTTGCCGTTGCCGAACGGTAGCAGGTAGGCATGGCCTAACGCGCTGCCGGGCTCAAGGCCGAGCTGAGAGCACTGAACAACTGCGCCAATAAAGCTGCTCTGGTCACACTGTGCCAGAGCGGGCGTCTTGCGAATTTCCGTAGTGACGATACGAATCATGCGGTCAGCCGTCATGTGACGCGGTAGCGCCGCCGCAAGCTGGCTCTTCATTGCAGGCTGATTCATGAAGCCGACAAGCGTCTGCTCTGGCGTTTTGTTCACCATCTGCTTGCTCTGCTGCGTCTTCTGCAGGTCAGCGCTGGCGATAGGTGGCTGGTTACTCATTCTTTAACTCCTTCGCCCAAAAGGGCAGTGACAGGGTTGCGATGCCCGGCCATTCATTCCGTGACAGGCATTCAGCGAAAGTGGATAAATTGCGTTTGTATTCGGCTCTGCCTGCGTCTTTAGCTTGCTGGTCCATGATGAACACCTGCACCGGATAGCGTCCGCAGTCGATTGATGTGCTTACAGCAAGAAATGCAAAAGTTGGGGCTTCATTAAAATTCGACTCATATCCATCTGAGTAGAACGCGTCCTGTACGTGATAGCGGTATGAATAAAAGTCTTTCTGGAATTTGATGATGTCAGCCGTGCTTTTTACGTCCACGCACCAGTTGAACTCAGTAATCATTTTGTCTGGCCGGCAGCGGCATAAAACTCCTGTTTCACTGTCGTTCCAGTAGATGCTGGCCTCAGCCCTTCCTTGCGCCTCAAGCATCCATCTGGCTATCGGGTGAGCCATTGCACTGTCACGCATCAGGTACAGCTTCCTGCTGTCTTCGTGGGTGATTGGCGTGATTCCTTTCGCCTCACACCGTTCTATGAACTCCTTTTCCTTCTCCTTTCCTGCTGTCGTCCTTCGGTTAACTTCCGGCGCTATCTCAAAGCGCTTGCTGAACTCATCCGGCTCCAGCAAAAGACAGTGCAGAGCAGTGCCTAAATCCAGCGCAGCAGTTTTCTCTGCATCGACCGGGGCGTGCTTTCTCCACTGATAGATTGCCGGGCTGATGGCAATGTCATCCAGCTGCGATTTGCTGATTCCGGCGCCGCGGTGATAATCCTCATTACTGATATCGAAGTAGACGCCGGGTTCCATCAGGACGCCTCCATAAAGCCGATTTGAATTAACTGGTCGTGTTCCTCCGCCTGAAGCCGGGAAAGGCGGTCAACGAACGCCGCATATTCGTCCTGGGCTTTATCGCTGTACAGGAACATACGAAGCTCAAGGGGAATGTTTCCCATGTCGGCGAATCCAGTCACATCTACCGGGTACTTATTCGCAAGGTCAGCAGCGATAACATCAACGCGGGATATGCGCTGCGCTTCGACCTGCTCAGCAACATCCAGCTGGTCCTTGTAGCGCTCCTGAATAACGTAAGGATTCATGGCTGCATACTCCTGTTCAGAAACTCAACCAGGCGCTGAAGAAAGCTTTTACGCGGCGGCGGGAAGAAGCTGTCGCTGGTCAGGATGTTTTTGGGGTGGAATTCGATAGATTTGAATGCGTCGAAAGAGGGACCACCCACGCGGGCAGCCCCAGCAGTTGCTAATTGCATGGGTTTTTCCTTAGTTGAATTAGGTTCATAACGAATCGGCCTCGAATGAAGCCGCTTTGGTATGGGAAAAAAGAAGGGCGCATTGCGCGCCCAAATATTCCATAGCTCAACGGCTCGTAATTACCGCTGTAGCGTTGGTGCGTAGCACCTCAAAGCCGTCTAAGCAGACAGCTTTACGGTGTTACTCAGCGATTAGCTTCCCCCAGTCATCCGTGCCGGTAGCATCGGACTTGGTAATCCCAACCGAAAACTGGGGGGTTACCAGGATTGCTTTGCCGCAACAATCAGTGGCTACAGTGCATGATTCTTTGTACATATACGCGTTACTCCATGCATATTCAGGGTAACTAAGTGGCTTCTTACAATGTGGGCAATCCATCCTCTTCTCCTGTCAGTGGTTACTGGCCGCTATTGGCAATTCCAACCAGCTTATCCATCAGCTCTTCAAGGTCTAAGCCACGGTCTTCGCAGCTTTCGCCCAAATACTCAATGCCGCTATCTTCGATAAACTGAACTAATACCTCAGCCTCTTCTGGCTTCAGGGTTAACTCAATGCTCATAAACACCTCTCCATCACTTTCGCCAGCGCCATCAGCGCGACTATTGTTAAAACAATCACCAGACTCTCTTTTCGTGTAACCATGGTGTTGGCCTGAATTCAGGTAATAAAAAAGGCCGCCTAAGCGACCTCTTCGAAACGGGCTATGACACCCATGTCTGTTTTTACTTCTAACCCCTCAAGCTTCCATGGCTCTTCACGGCTTCCGTCATTGCCGACAATGCCACGAGGAAGATCCCGCAACTCATACTCTTCACCTTTCGTGAAAGCGCGACTTTCAGCCGTAAAAACGCATCTCAACTTTTTCATTACTCACTTGGCCGTAATATTTTTGGTTTTGCGAAACCCTGCATTGTAAATGGCAACCTGCGGTAAGCAAGCGGCACCATCTTCATGCTTCTCACGCAGACTAGGAGCTGATGTGGCGCGGGCTACGTTTAAGCTGCAGCCTGAGAGAGCCACAGTGAGCTTTTTGCTGAAACGGCTTGCGTCGGTAGCCTCTGCTGCTTTCTTCGCGTTGTAGGCAGCCATACGGCGTTGATTTCTGTTCATGGGTATTCCTCGATGAGTGCTTGGGTGGTGAGGTGGCTGGAATCGAACCAGCTTCCATCGGTGCGCTGCCGATTGCAGTACGCGCGGAGGTTCGCTACATAACCGGTATTTTCACGACCGCCTATCTGCTAGCTCGCCATTGAGCTTCACCTCACCCCGAAGCACTCGCCTCGGCCTGTGTATTCACAGGGTCATATTTTTAAAGAGCAAAAGTCCGTTTAGTTGTTCGCCAGCGTCCTGCTGATGGGCTTAGTATCACCAATAGTAATTTTATAGTCAACACTAATGGTGATAAAAAATTACGCTCGGTGTTGATAGTTCTGATTTTGAACGAGATTTATTTTTCTACAGCCGCAAAAAAACCTCACAGCGCTCGACTCAGTGCTAAGATTTCATGGCTTAACAGGAGGAGGTTGGTGGCATGAGAAACAAAGATGTGGCTGACTTATACAGGATGATGATGCCTGAGATAGGAGAGGTTGTTGGGAGGGCTACTGGCGAACTGCTGAGGGAAGGCGGGGCAATTACTAACCTGGCGATAAGGGAGCAGATAACGAGGCTTTATGCTGACAAAGCAGATGACGTAGTGGTGCAGATGGCGCTGGCTCTGCTGTCTACGAAGCACTAATACCACTGGTCAGGATTGGAGGCAAAAAAAACCGCCAACAAGGGGAGGATGGCGGAAACACCTTTAACAGGGCAACAGGATGGACAAATCATCAAGTTAAATATATCCAGCGCCTGTTTTCTGTGCAAGCGTAAACAACAAAAAAGCCCGCAAGGAGCGCGGGCAAGAGTAATGCGGACAATTAGCTTGTTCCGGCCCTGAGGCCGTGTCTCTGTGGACAATACTGTTATCGGCAGGGCAGGAGAGAGCTTTAGGGGCGGGCATAAAAAACCCGGCGCGGTGGCCGGGTTTCTAGGGTTAAAGTATGCTGGCGAGATATCTAAGCTGTTTCTGATAACGGGTTACAGACTGGTTAACTTGGAGTCTTTTACCTTCACTGACAGTGTGGAATCGGCCAACTTTAAGTTGAGAAATGGGGATACTTTCTGCTCCGCTTATTTGCCCGCTTGAGACGAAATCATCCGTCACAACAAACGCCTTGCTAACATCCTCATCTGCAAATAAATGTCTATATTTATTTGCAATTCCAACAGCTCTTTCTATATACATCTGAGATGCTTTGCCAGGGGTTGAGGATAAGCGGCTTTTAGAACCCGCCATTGTCATAACAATAGCTGCCACCTTAGGTGAGCTTAAACCGCCAGCCCTTTCATTCCACATCTGAAAATCTTTTTCTTTCTTAGAAAGCATATTAAGTGTCAGATTTAACGACTCAATTGAATGCTCATCAACCCTAACAGGGATGATTAATGCTTCTGCTGCACACCACGCTAAGTGCGTGCCTCCAGCGTAAAATGGACTTGTGTCCATGAGCAAAATTTCACATTTCTTGTCTGCTGCTTCTTCTTTCATAATTGTATGCAGTGAAGTCAAGAGGGTAGCTACAGCCTTAGGCTCACCTCGGGATAATGCCACTTGTAGCTGTTGATACATGCTTGATGGAAAAGCGAAAAGTTCAGGATCGCCTGGAATTGCGTAGCAGGATTTACCACCTTTAAAGTCATCTATGTAGGTGCTAACTCTGTAAGAGATATCTTCAGGTTTTTCACCAAATGCAGGACCTAGCATTTTGGGGGTCAAGGCATGCGCGACAGTAACTTTTGGGTTGGCCCCCTTTAAAATAGTTTCCGTTAAATTACATTGAGGGCAAAGATCAGCGACTAATACTGAATTTCGGCGGGATATCTCATATGCCAAATTGAACGTCAATGTGGACTTACCAACACCACCACGAAGATTAGAGACAGCATAACTCTTGAAGCGTGGGCCGCCTTCTGCAACATATCCTTCTTCAACTACCTGCGCATATCTTGTGAGAACTTCTTCTACTAAAGTTGGCATGATTTTCCCCTTTGATTGATGATGAGCATTTAACCACCACAAAACCGCAGGATCAAATAAAAAGTGCAGGTTTTATAAATTAAAGCAGGTCTTGCATTCAAGTGCAGGTTTTTAACTTTGCTGAAGGAGCAGAGAAATTATGCAGGACCGCCGCCCTAAAAGGGAAAAGGCCGCATCTCTGCGACCTCATCTCACCCAAACGTCTCTTCCGGCCACTGTAGATAGCATCCCTGCTGTGACACTTCCTCATCCGCCTTGCGGGATAGCCTGTGCCTCTCGGGGCACTCCCCCTCTTCCGTGGCTGCTGTCTCCTTCACAAACCCCGATGCTGGTCTGTTAGTTAAACGTCTCTTCCGGCCACTGAGCCTTAACCACCTTGCCGATGATGCGGATGCTGTGGTCGCAATCAATAATCCTGTAAGCAGGGTTCAGCGGAACCAGGTAGCTAACACCGCTGTCCAGCTCGTACTTCTTGAAGGTCGCCTCTGAATCAGCATTTGCAGAAGCAACACAGAAATCTCCCGAATCTACCGGTTCCGCAGGATCGACCAGAATCAACATTCCTTCAGGAAAGCTGGGGCGAACACCTTGCGGGGCTGTCATGGAGTGGCCTTTTACCTCTAGCCAGAACGCTTTATCGCTGGCCTTTTTAGTGGTGGCTACCCATGACTTAGCATCACTGGCTGTATAGCTTCCAACCTCTGAGAAAGGTCCAGCCTGGACATATGTAAACAGAGGATAATCATAGCGAGGATTCATTGTCTCCCCACCCTGAAGGGATGAGAACATGTCTTTGATTTCACTTGCTATAGATGGGCTAAAGTCATCCACCGACACCCGAAGGATCTTCGCCAGCCTGGCTGCGTGAGAAGGACCAATCGCATTAGAACCATTTAGCAGTTGTGCTATCCCGCTCTGCCCCATACCCATGCGCTCAGCCAAGGTCTCTTGAGATAGGCCAAGTTCTTTTTTCTTACTTTCAAATATGGCTTTCAACCTTGCGGCATCCGCCAGCTGATCTGGTGTTAATGGCTTCTTTTTCATATCTCTATTTTATAACCGCAAGGAATAATCATCAATCACCGTTAGTGTTGACAAATTCATTACTAGTGGTGATAATGAGGTCTAGTTAAAAGGAGACAATTATGGAAAAACTGCCGTTGTCAGTATTCGTCTCTCGAAACGGGCAGGAGAAGACCGCTGAGATTTTCAATGTGAATCAAAGCGCCATCAGCAAGGCCCTTTCATCAGGGAGAAATATCACAGTCACCATTCTTGAAAATGGAATGGTGATGGCTGAGGAG